TTCCGTGCTTATATTAAAAGAACGGGCAGAAAAACTCGAGAAGTGTGTCTTAACTGAAGAGCTATTAATTGATATCGAAAACTATCTCTTAAATATGCCCCAAGTACTGACGCATGCGAAGGAACATGGGCAGAACGAAAGTGATAAATATTTCGAATGCTCAAATTCAGAGGAATACATGAGTGTTACCCCTGATTCCGTAAGCTGGTCGACTCGTAGAACCGGCGATTATCATCTCATTGATGAAACTCTACCAAATCCAATCCGTGACGAAAGTCAAATTTGAACTTTTCCAACAATATAATTGCTAGGGGGAAGAAGAGTGAATAACTTCATTCGCACCATTCAAGATGACCTAATTTCACGTTTCATGTATTGCCATATTTCTCGGGAAGGAGCCATTCAAATGGCTCGAACTCTTGAGCATTGGGAGCAACACCATGGACTCGTTTGGGTAACCAAGCGGTTAAAACTGATGAAATCTTATCTGCTAGGGGGTTTTACTGACCCTAGTTTAAAGTTAGATAAGAATAATCAACATTTCCATGGCTGTTTCCGGAATGTCAGTCGTTTATTCTTTCTTGGCACTCGAAGAGGAAAGGTTGATGCTATTCGCTGTCTATCGATATACGGTTTGTTTAAACAATCCGTGATAGATGAAGCCTTCTTTGTTGATTTTAAAAACAAAGTTGAACAGATCACTCCTTATACTCTAAGAGGTTGCTATATAGAATACCCTGAAATGGGAAACTTTATTAATTCTTTCGATAGTCGGTACCCTTTAGGTAATACTAGGGCACCACTCTTTTCTGGAAAAACTGATCTAGAATCGAATATACCACCGGAAGAACATATCCGAACAACTTGTTGTTTCCCTAATTTAATTAGGAAACATCATCGGTTCTTTTCAGAACTGATTCCCATCAGCCGAAAGGCATTTTACGATGATTTATACCACCAAAAGAACTATGGTGGAGACATCGTTGGGAATGTTGTTGCTTTGAACAAAGATCGAGGGATGAAAGTTCGCTTTATCGCGAATCCCTTTCGTGTAATTCAATTAGCCCTATCTCGTTTAAAACGTAATACTGAGATGTTGTTAAAATCGTTACCCGAATCAGCTGTTTATGATCAAGCTGGCGGAATGGATTGGGTAGTAAACCAAATACATTCAGGTCGAAAAGTTTCATCTATTGACCTATCTTCGTGCACGGACTTTTTACCTCTAGAATACCAACTTGATATGCTCTATTCAATTTTTCCATCTTTGAATGAAGATATCACGATATTCTCTGAAGTATCAAGAAGTTTATGGCGAACAAAATTTAATCAAATCTCCTGGAAGACAGGACAGCCCCTTGGAACCGGGCCCTCTTTTTCAACCTTCACACTCTTTCATATTTATTTAGTTAGAGCGATCGGAGGCCATGAAGGAAATTTTCGAGTTATTGGAGACGATATTGTAATTTCGAATCCATCAGTTACCGCCCGTTATTTAAAAGTAATGGAGCGATTACAAGTCGATATTTCGGTACAGAAGAGCGTATTTAACAAGGATATTGCTGAATTTGCTGGAAGAATTCTAGATAAAGATGGAATTCTGAACGTTTATAAAGCATCACCATTGGATTTTGTTAATGATCCTTTGGGTTATATCCGTCAATACGGACCTCGAGCATATAAGTCTTTACCTATATCTCACAGGGAAATGATAAAATTTATTGGAG